CACTTGTGCCAGAAGTTCCACTTGTTGCAGAAGTTCCACTGCTTCCAGAAGAACCGCTTGATCCACTGCTTCCAGATGATCCACTGCTTCCTGATGATCCACTGCTTCCTGATGATCCACTGCTTCCTGATGATCCACTGCTTCCAGAAGATCCGCTAGTTCCAGATGTTCCACTACTACCAGAAGAACCGCTTGATCCACTGCTTCCAGATGATCCACTGCTTCCTGATGATCCACTGCTTCCTGATGATCCACTGCTTCCAGATGATCCACTACTTCCTGAAGATCCGCTAGTTCCAGATGTTCCACTACTACCAGAAGAACCGCTTGATCCACTGCTTCCAGATGATCCACTGCTTCCAGAAGATCCGCTAGTTCCAGAAGATCCACTACTACCAGAAGAACCGCTTGATCCACTACTTCCAGATGATCCACTACTTCCAGAAGAACCTGAAGAACCTGAAGAACCGCTGCTTCCTGATGATCCGCTGCTACCAGAAGAACCGCTAGTGCCAGATGATCCAGCTACACTTACCACTTGTCTCTTTACTATATTATTTTCGACAACCAAAGAATACAAACCAACAGTAGATGTAGTATTAGGTAATTCTGTAAAAACTAAATTATTGCTACCGCTATAATATAATGTTCCTGTAGTTAATGTATCTGAATCTGAAAATTTTGGTATATAACCACTAACACCAGAACCATCAATAACTTTTTTTCCACTTAGCAGTGATAAATTTATAGCTTGATTTATATATCCAGAACTTATAAATAAAGTTTCTGAGAACTCTGAAACGACTTCTTTTGAATTTGTGGCGCGAACTTTAACAAAATAATTATTATCTTCTTTTACTGGAAAAATAAAACAAGGATTGATTGTAGAATATACAAAATCAGCAAAACCAGTTATTCTTTTTGCTATCTGTATACCTGTTACAGAGTTTGCTAAATTATCTACTCCATTAGAAGAAGGATTAAAACTATTTAAATATCTATCTGCTGAATACGTTCCAGTATAAACAGTTCCACTATAAAATCCTCCAGAAGGCAAAAAATTAAAATTTCCATTTCCTGTATATCCATAAGACAAGAATATATCTTGATAATTAGAATTACCAGATGGAATTCTTATTTCTGTTATATAAGGTATTTGAGCAGATATTGTTTGGTAAGATCCAATTGGCAATGACCCAAAATTATCTACATAAACTGTATGATCAACCCATTGAATACCTGAAGATCCATAACTAGAAAATATATTTAAATTACCAGAAATTCCTGTTCCTGTTCCATAAGCAATTGATAAAATATTTTTAGGAGAAGTATTTTGTTCAAAATAATTATATACTTTTTTATTATTGCCACTTTCTTCTACAGCGATATGAAATATACAGTCTTGAGATTGAGTTATTGGACTCCAAGTAAGAAATGCTTCTAAATTTAAATTTTTATCTGTTTTATTTAAACTTGAAGAAACATAACCTGTTAAACCAGATATTATTGGTGGTAAAGTAGATAAATTATAAGAAAATGGTTTTATTCCTGAAGAAACTATCTTTTGACCGCTATAAAAATAACTATACGGCACTAAATGTACATAATAAGTTTGACGAATATTATTATCAGCAACCAAAAATTGAGAATTGGCTTGTAAATCAGGAATAATTACGCTATCAATATTTATATTTTCGTAAGATTGTGTAAAAAGATAATCAGTAGAAGTTGTATCAAAAAAAGATCCAGTTGTTACAAAAACATCTAAAGATTTAATTACTTTTTTATTATCGTAATTTAAACTTACTGTTACTTCATTATTTATATTATATCCAGAAATATAAACTTGCGGAGTTCCAAAATTAATTAAAGCACTTCCAGTACTAGTTCTTCCTTGGATATCCGTACTAACAATATCTATAAAAAACTGAGTTAAATTATTTACATTTTGTTCCCCAGTAATATTAGAAAATAAATTTACTAAATCATCATTAGTTACAGAATAAGATGTATTTAAAAAACTATCAGGAGAACTAAATATTAAATTACGATTTATATCGTAAAAATTAGTTTTAAAACCAGAAAAACCCGCATCTGTAACTATATCAGATAAAACATCATTAGTAACTGGTCTTATTACTGACCAATCTAAATTAATTGAATCTTCTAATAAAAATCCACTAACAAATGGCGTATTTATATTTAAACCATATGCGCTTGGTGATAAAGTATTATTTGTTGAAGAATCTGGATTAGTAGTAACTAAAGTTATACTAGATACTTCGAATGCCTTATCATAATCAATTCCTGAGTTTGGAATAAAAGCCATATATTACTTTACACGTTGATTAATTTTAAATTTTTATCAAAAGCGTAAAAATCAATAAAATAACTTGGACTATAATTTCCTGAAGAAATTGGTTTTTCCCCCAAGAATATATTAACAAATCTAGCTTCTGATCTTAAAATTTTAAATTTTAAAATCTTACCATTTCTAGTTATATTACACAGTAATCCATTAACCAATGGATTAGTTAAATAAGTAAATAAATTAACAAAATTAATGCTAATTGATTGATACATCTTTAAATTATAATTAGCATTTAAGACTTCATTTTCTATTATAAAAGAATAATCATAAACCGTATTAATAGATTGAACATAACTTATATCCAATGGAGGATTAGTTATATTTTCGATTATTTGATCATCTGTTAATGCTGAAGTAATATAATCATCTGTGGAAAAAACTATTTGTTTTTGATTATTTTGATTTGGATCTACATATTTATCATCTTCAACTATTTTAAATTTTTCTTCGTCATACTTAAGGGCAGAAATAGCATAATCATTTGCAGAATTTTCTGTAATACTACTAATACGATAAAGATTTTGTTTATCAATATTTTCTTCTAAATAGATAGCAAAATTAGCGTCAGATCTTAAATTTGCATAATTACCATAAGCTTCATCTGGAAAAGATGTATAATATAAATCTTTTATGCTTGCATATATAGTTTTCATTGCAACAATTGCATATAATGGATTTCCTTTAGTTCTTCCTTCTGTATATAATAAAGTATTATTTTGATAAAATTTTATATCAGTTCCATCATAAGTTATTGAAAAACTATCTGTTATCTTAAAAGATCCTGAAGCTACAATTGAATTGTTAACTTCCACAACAACTCCTGATCCAGCGAATCTAAAACGATAATCAATATCTGTATAACTATTATTTATATTATCAATTTCTGAAATACCCACTGCACTTTCACTAGACAAATCAGGAACAGAAAAATCAAGAGAACAATTATCAGTATACGATTGATTAGTATAAGCCTTTTTATTCCAATCTGATGCAAAACTACTTACAGCAGTCAATATTTTATTATCAGAAGAAGCTGTTATTCCAGATTTTAAAACCCAAGAAAAATATTTTTCATTTATTAACTTCAATCTTAAATTAGGATTATCTATTTCTGATATATAAAAAGATAATTCAATTGGTTCTCCTTGAACAACAGAAAATATTTTTATATTCTTACCTAAAGAATCATCAGCTACTGGCCTGTCTATATAAATATAATTATTCTTAAAATCTAAAGAAGTTATTTTACCATAACTTATATTTGATGTTTTTAAATAATCCGCCACTCTTACAACGTCTCCTATTTTTAATAAATTAGCTTCAACACCAGTTGTAAAGCTAACAACTTCAGATTCCAACTTTCCCGTTGCTAAAAACCATTTTCCTATTCTATTTGCTTGGTATCTAGAAGTAACACCAAATCCAATAACTTCTTTTTCAATCAATCCATATTTTTTTATTAAATCCGAATCTTCTACATAAACAATTTTATCTTTAAAGTTATCGCTTTTATCTAGATATGAAACTTTAGCTATAGAAAAAGAAGTATTAAAATCACTAGATGTGTAAGTAAATAAACCATCTTTAACGTTTGAATTTGTAAATATATAACTAGTAGGCGCAGAAACATCGCTGCTTAAACTTAAATAGCCATTTCTAAAATAAAAAATACCTCTAAAAACTGATGACAAATCAGATAAAACTTTTAAGCTTTCCGTTTCACTATTTAATAAAATATTTGCTGAAAATCTAGGTTCTAAGAAATCTCCAAAACCTTCTTGAGCAGCCACGCATTTTCCTGATTTTATTTTTAAATCATAATCAAATATTTTAGCAGAACTATATTGCTCAGAAATCTGTTCTTCTGCACTATTATAGCTTAAAACTATATTGTCTGTTCTGGAAATATAAGAAACTGCATACTTCTTAATCTTATCTTGTCTATTTAAAATAGATGGATTTCCTGATACATAAGACTGTAAAGCTGAAAAAAACTTACCACTCTTATCAGATTCTATGAATGTACGAGGACCAAAATCATTATAAAGCTTTATTTTTGCTTTATAAGTGCTAGTTACAGTAGCTGATACAATAATTTTTTTATAATTAGTATCAATATTTTCATCAAATTGATCTTTTATATCATATAAAAATAATAACGAACCTATTGGATATTCTAAAGATAATTGTGTTTGATTTATTGCTGTAGCTCTAGTAATTATTATAGTATTATAATCTACAGAATTTATATCTGTTAAATCATTGTCATAAGTAAAATTATCATAAGGATATTTTGTAGAAGCATTTGTTTTTACAAGCTCATCACAATATTTAGAAATTTTTAAAAGCTCCCATTTGTTTAAATCGTTTTCATTAAAAAATGTTTTAGCTAATCCATATCTTGAATTAACACACAAATCATAAAATATCCAAGCTGGATTATCAGACCATTTGAGAGTTTTGCTAAAATTACCACTCCAATCTCCAGAATATTCTCTAGCTTCACAATCATAATTATCTGGAACTCTTATCTTTAATAGTTTACAATCATAACTTCTTACTGGAATAGATCCAAAATGTCTTGCGCTTACTTTATTTCTACATAAAACAGAATATGGATTTGAAAAACCATAATTTATTTGTTCGATTACAGAGTCTACTGAAAAATTTCTTGATGCATTTCCGGCATTTTTCAACTCTTGAATCGCGCTTATTCTTTGTTGAACACTATAAACGCTTATAATAAATTCAGAAAATGGATTATTAGCCCTGTCTTCATCAGATATTTCTAAAATAATTGGAATAATAATTGGTGTAGATTTTACTACAAAGTATCCTTGAAAATATAAAAACGCTGTTTTTCTTGTTTGTGGATTATTTAAAGCAACAACAAATCTTACATAATTACTATAAGTTTCACCTTTTCCTCCTATATAATATAATAAATCAATAGAAATATTTAATATTATTGTTGTTGTATATTTATTTTTTACATAATGAGTAAAGCAACGAGCAGTATCTTTTAATGCGATTAACTTCTTTTGAAAATCGGTATCAGTGCTATTTTCATAAAAAAGTTTAGTATCATAGTTTTTAGTTATATCAAAATTTAAAGAAGGATCTCTTTCCAAATCATAAACTCTACTTTTATATTCATATAGAGAACTAGCATTTAAATCTGAATTTTTAAGTGAATTTCCTAAATGCAAATTAAAATCTGAAGAAGTTACATTAAATAAATTGCTTTTACTATCTTTTACTGATACATCATTATAATAAACACCGTAAGCTAAAGAAGAATTTGCTGAATTAACTGGATTAGAAGAAGAGTTATTTAATGTAATATAATTTACAGTATTGCCATTAGAATCAGTCAATCCTTCTATAGGTCCCTCGCTTAACAGATCTACAGATTCATAAAAAGATTCTGAATCTATTGTCGCATTATTACTTCCAGCTGCAATATTTAAAATATTACTTGTATCTGTTTGAACGTATATATTCATTATGAAGCTATTCTATTTGTATTATATAAATAATTTGACACAACTACAGATCCTATTTTTAATCTACCATAACCTATTGGAATAGACACATTTCTTTTAGTAACGTTTTCATATCCAGAAAACAGTTTAGAATTATTTTTTATATCTTTTGGTGTTTTTGGCGATAACAATTTTGTTATTAATAATTGAATACCTGTAGCAATAGCCATTATAACTAACGAAACTAAAAGAGTAATACCGAAATCAGAACCTAAAATTAAAGGAACTACTTCTATTTTAGAATTTTTATTTAAAATTGGAGAATTTAAATAATCTGGAGCCATTATTTTTCCATCTACATAAATTAAAAAATGAGATATATATTCTTCCAAAATTCCTAAAGATTTAATTAATTTTCCACTGTTAGCCTCAATAGCATCAAAAGCTTCAGAAACAGTTTTAACATTCAAATTCCATTCTGTTTTTATTAAAGTCTCAAATATTCCATTTAGTTTTATGTTAACCATATAATTAATATTTACACTTCATTTCTTTAAAAACATCATTTTTGATATCGTACATAAGCATATTTAAATTATGATATTTTTGATACTGAAAATCTGTTTTTGAAAAATCCTCGCTACAAGGATGACTATGAAATAAATAAATTATTTTAAATTTATTCTTTATATTCAAATATTCTCTAGGAGATATCAAAAAATTATTTTTTTTATCAGGGTGTTTATTTTCAACTTGAATAAATTTATATATATTATTATCTTCGACGATAAAACCGCAAATTTCTAGTTCAGTATTTTTATTGCATAATATTTTTATTTCATTCAACAATTCATTTTTTAACATCGTTATCATAAGGATAAGTGGCTGGAAAAGCGCCAAAAGGTAATGAAGTTCTGGAGTTATTGGCAGATGTTTTATTATCTTGGAATCTCAATAAACAACCATTTAATGTTTTGGAGCATTTATCTTGTTTCCAAACATCTGTATTATCTAATGGATTTTTATTCAACACATTATCCTGCAAACACACGAAAAAAGTTTTTGGACTATTTAATGGAATTATCAAAGAAGATTCTTCATCTAAATCCATGCTGGGTAGCGGATCTATAAAAATAAAATCACCCTTAGAATAAGTTCTAGTTGATAACCATTCTCCTTTGTATGTTAAACTTGTTAAATTATAAGAATTATTGCTTAAATTTGTTTTATACCCAGCTAAAAAAGTCTTATCATTTTGATCTGCAACTGGAAGACCTATATTACTTGTTATTCCAGGATATGAAGGAGTAGATGATACTGAATCTTTCCATACTGTTTGAAAAAAATATAACGCATTAGCAGCGTCTCCAGATCCATTTTTTATAATTGGACCCGCATAGTCAGAAGTGTTTCCATAATTACATCCATAACAACGATAGTTCCATCCGCAAGTATCGTTCGTAACTTTTCTAGCTGGAATATTTAAATTTTGAACATCAATCTTAGAAGATAACTCCAATTCCACTTCTTGTTTATTTTCACTTTTTTTCAAATTAATTATTAATTTATCAAAAGCTATATAAGTATTAAAACTAGAAGTTCCATAAGGATTAATTCCATCAGTAAAATTTGCCGCATCCAAATCTTTAGCTAAAATCTTTTTTCTATAAAACTTTTTTCCTATAAGATTATTTCTATCGGCTAAAATTTTAGAAAAATAATTATTTACATTTGCAATTTTTAAAGTTGGCCTACTCTGTCTTCCATCAGAGCTTTTTTGAAAAGATGAAAATTCACAAGGTAAAAAAGAATACTCATTACCTTGAAAAATAATATTTTGAGAAAAGTTCTTAGATCCATGAAATCTTAGAAATCCTTCGTTAGGATCTAATTCTATTTCATATAGATCTAATATTAAATAATTGTTTAATTTAAAAAGAGTGTTCATATCAAGAAGCGGATGATGATGTTCCAGCTATATTAAAAATATTTGGCAATCTAAAAGATTTATTTCTTATATCATAAGTAGCAGATGTTTCTCCAGTGAATAATTTAAAATAGGTATCTATAAAATAGTTATTTATATTAATCTGTTCGTTATCTATCAAAAGTCTATTATAACACGCTATATCAAAAAAAGAAACATTAAGACTTGTTAAATCATTGATTAATTTAAAAGTTGTTCCTTTTATATCATTTATTAATAAAGATGAAGATTTATTCGCTGCTGGCGCTAAAGCTAACAAATCATAACTAGTCAATAAAGTTCCATTTATAAATATAGAATAAAAAGTTTTAGAACGTTTAACGTTTATTATTACTGGATAGTAAGTTTGATCAGAACTATTCAAGCTTTTAGATATTTGAGCAAAATTCGTCTTTACAATTCCAGTTGTATCATACATAAAAAAACTATCACCAATATTTTTTATTTCAGCATCGAATAATGGAGTCAAAAATGATTGAAAAATATTAGGTTCTTTAGGATAATAATTATAAGAACTTGTTAAATATTTTGTATATAAAATATGTTTTGATGAAACGTTTGTTGCTGTTTTATACCAATCTAAAAATTTAAAAGAAGTAGAGGAATTAGCTAATGTATTAAAAGCTGTTACTTCTTCTATTGCAGCTACTATATATAAATCAAAATCATCACACACAATAGAATCAGTAAATGTTGTTGATAAAGACTGATTAGTTAATGTTAAAGCTTTGTATCCAAAACTCTTATAATTTGGATTATATGCGGCAGTGCCAGTTAAAGTATAAGATCCACCAACCCAATTAGGAGTATTTGAAATTCCACTATTAGGAAATCTAAAAATATAATCAGATGGCAAGTTTTTATTATATATGTTTAGTAATACAGAAGAATTTGAGAATAAAGTTATTAAATTACCACATAATTGATTTGTACTTATAGTATTTACTGGTTTAAAATTAGCTACAAATAAATTGCCTTGATTATAATCAAAAGTATTTTTAGCACTTGTTACAATGTTAACTGTATTAAAAGAGTTTGCTTTACCTTTTGAATCTGTATTAGTAAAATTAGTATTTGGATTTAAATAATAAACAACTGTTTGAGATCCAGATTCTCCAAATCCAGCTTGTGGAGAAAACCAGTATCCCACTGTTTGTGTGGAATTACTATTTATTTGTGTAGTATTTGTGTTTAAATATGATGAATATACTAAATCAAATCTTGTATTAAAAGAATTAGAAGCTCCTTGTATAGGAAAATTTCCGTTTTGATAAACATAATCGTTTCCTCTTCCTCCTAAACCATTTTTTGTCATCACAATTCCAGCTTTAGATCCCCCACCACCAGATTGCAAAGAAGATTTATTTTGTATATACAGATTATATTTTATATCAGAAACGGCAGTCTGATTATTTATACTTGTTTTAGCTGCCAATTTTAATATATTGCCTCCACTCTTCGAATCTGCATAAGTATTATTGGCATAATTATTTTCAGTCTGATTAATTAAATTCGACCAATCGCGACCAAAGGGATCATAACTATTTAAATTTTGATTTATAATTTGACCGCCTCTTCCTTGATATCCTACCAAACGAGTCGTTTGTGGAATATAAATATTTATTAGCGTATCACCGCCAGAATTTCCAGTAAAATTTTCAAATGTACCGTCTAATTGTAATGCATATTTATCACTATCTGTTGAACTAAAAGTGCTATCTTCTGGCAGATATATGTCTACAGAATTATAATAACTTAAGTCCGATTTTCCATAGTTAGCGTCTAATATATATTTATATAAATCAAAGTTTTGTATATCGTAGCCCTGTTTTAAATTAACAACTAAAGGCCCTCTACTAAATTTTATATCTTGAGGAGTTCCACTATAACCACTAATAACTTCATTTGATAATTGAGTGGTTATTGAATCTACGCCTGTAGCATAAATACTAATTCCACTATTACCAACAGACGAAGTATACATTCTTGCGAAATAGCCTGTTTCTATTAAAAATTGATATTCAGAATAAGGTACGTTCACATAATTTAAATACTGATCTGTACCATAAAAGTTTCCATATTTTGGAAAAGCATTTGTATTTTCAGATATATTTATATTTTTAGAAAAAACTATAGATGAAAAATTTGAAGTAGTGGATATGTCTAAATTATAACCTGTAAAAAAATAATTATTTAAATTCTCTATTCCTGTTGGAACTGACCAATAAAAATCATAATTTAAACCATTTTGTGTATCATAATTTCTTACTGCTTTAAAAGACCTAACATAACCACCAGTAATATCTATAATTTTATTTCCTGTTATTTGTAAAGTAATATTACCGCTTGGATCTGTAGTTCCATCTTCCGTTGATTCGCTAGTTATTGTTATTATTGTAGATTGTGTACCTGAAGGCGCAGAAACTGTTGGAATAAAATAAATGTCTACATTTCCATAATTACTACTGTCTAATAATAAAGAAGATTGAGATAGCGCAAAATTTGTTTCATTGCTATTGTTGAAACTATATTCAACTTGCGAATTTCCACTATTGTATATATTTAATGGATAAGAAATAGCAAAACCAGTTAAACATTGTCCTATATTTTTACCAGTTGTATTAACGTAAGTCATAGTGAAATTAATGTATTAAAATATATATCTGATGAAGTTAAACCTTTAAATTCTAAAAATTTTACCGAAATATCGTGATTGTTATAGAATTTATATGTATGATTCCATTCAGGACAATAAACATTTATTGTTTTATTATAAGGATCTGGCAAATCTATTTCAAAAATCTTAAAACCAGCTTTATTATCTAAAAATTTTAATATTGCCAAAGCTTCTTTATCTGATCTATTAGAAAAGCTTAAAGTAAAATCTAAAACATTCTTATTTATTCCGTCTGTTTCATAAACTGGCGCGGTCATCGCATACTCAGTTTTTACAAATCTTGGATTAAGCGGAATTTGAAAATTTAAATCAGGTTTAAAATAAAATTTTCTTGTGAATAAGCTATTTATTCCTGTAGGATTTTCATTTATACTTACGATTTTATTATTGGCTCCAGTGTACCAATAATAATCTTCTAATAAAGAACTTGTTGTTTTGAAGAATGAAACATCGTCTTTAAAATAAGGTTTAGTTTGATCAAATAATCTTGTTGTATCATCTCCAGTAACTAAAAATCCTTTATAATCCAAATTAGAATCATATGGCGAATTACAAGTTATCGTAATTGTGTTTAAGTTCGCTTCTTTAGAAGAATATTCTAAAGAATTAAAATATATTTTAGCGTTATTTTTATATGGATAAAATAAATCAATATCTACGGATTGATAAGATTCCACTAATCCTAAAGCCTCATATTCAAAAGTATTTTGAAAATAACCAATTAAAGATTTTGATTGAACATCCGTTAAACCATCATAAACTAATTTAAAATCGCTTGTTAAATTATTAACGTTTGGAACAACATTTGTATAATATCCATCACCATATTGCATCTTTAAAGCCTTTGTGGTAAAATTTGCAGAACATCCATAGGTTTTATTAAAAATAGAATCAACATCTCTAGTTAAATATCTAGACCCTGTTATATTAATAGGTGCATATGAATAATCAGAACTAGTAAAATCTTGATTAGCTATATAAAGACCATCGTCATTTGTAAAATGTTTTTCAAATAAATATTTTTCTATTTGTAGTATTTGATCATCTGTAGGAGTTTTTGAATATCCTATTATTTCATAATAAGAAATACTTGAAGCATCATAGTTCCATATATTATTTGCGCCAACATGCCCATTACCAGCAGTTCCAATTCTAAGACCAGCAGCACCAGTATAAAAATAATTACTTGTTAAATTCAATAATTCACAACCATTATTTCTTAATTTAAAATTATTAGTTGTATTATTTTTTATAATCGAAACTATACTTTTCTTTTTTAATAATTTGGATGCTGAAAATGCAGAATTAATAGGTGGAGGAGAAGTTATGCCATTGGCAGTAGTAGTATCAACTATAAATTGTTGAGATTCTTTAGGTACATTTGTATTCCAAGAATATTCAATATTATTTCCATAAACCATTAATGCACCACTAGTAACATACGGATTGGCTGAATCCGTATTTATAATTGTAGAATAATTTGGATAAATTATTCCATAACCACCACCAGCATCATAATTAAATAAACCATTTTTTAAATCATCATATTCAAATACAATAAACCAACATCTATCACCTGTTAAAAAACCAGAAAAATTTTGAGAAGTATATAATTGATTATACGAAAAAGTTTCACCTAAAGATCTTTGGCAAACTACAGAGTTTCTATTTTCATCGTATGTGGGCCTAGAATCTAAATTTACAGTAGCGTCTAGATTTACTAAATTTTGTTCTGAAAATCCTGGTGCTGAATTATGCCATAAAGATATTTTACCAGAACCATCAAATTCAATATTATTAATAGTATCTAAATTAAACCAAGCATATAAACCAGATAAATTAGTAGGATATACAGAATCTCCAGTATAAAATTCATAATCAACTAAATCATATTGATCATAACTTTGATTAATATCAAAATCTTTGATACCTGTTACAGAGAATTGTGTATTTAAAAATTTGCTCATAAGGTGTTTCTTAATGGAGCTAAACGTTGAGTTATTGCCAAGCTGCTTTGCAATATACCATTATTACTTGCATTAATTCCTCGCGATTCTATTCTACCAGATATATTAAAAGTATTTAATAAATTATTGTTATAATCTTTTATGTATAAATCGCAATTACTTATTTTTCCTTCAACATCAGAAACGTTATTTTGTTTAAAGAAATTGCCATCAACGCTTACGTTTTTATTTTTATTTGATTTAGCGACTCTAAAAGGAACTGTTTCGCCATTTTTGAAAAATGGAATTCTTTCGCACTGTTCAGAATATTGAAATCCAAATACTTCAGAAAAACCAAATACATTATTTAAATCTGAAATATAACTTCTATTTGAGTGGGAAACGTTATTAAGAGATTGATTTCTATTAAAATAAAATTGTTTGAAATCATTTGTACTGTCAACTGTATTTAATTTACCAAACCAATCAAATTCTGCACTTAAAGATATTGGAGAAAACTGAGAAGCTTTAAAAGAAACTGTTTTAAGATAACAATTTTCTATTTGAACTCCTGCAAACAATGCATTTACTGGACTTTCAGAATTGCTTGTAGGAATTAAATAACTTGGATAAGCTCCTGTTAAAAAAAACTCAGTAGTTAAACTACCAACAACTGTTCCTTGAGGAGCATATCTCAATAATGAACCATCAGAAAGTAACACTGGTTCAATATTTGTTCTTAAAGATATTTGTACAGATGTAGAATAAAAAATATCATTATTTATTCTAAAATCTAAATTTTCATATTTGATGAATTTACTCATTAAACTATTGTGTAAGCAATTGTTGTTACTACATTAAAATTAGCGGCTGCTGCTTTAGTTCCATTTGTATTACATAATCTATATTGCAATAATTGACCAGAAGTAAAATTAGTTGATCCAACAAAGTTAGCCTTAGTCTTTACTATCACAGAATTTGTAGAAACACCAGCAACAGTAGTTGCAGCAATTATACCACTCGTTGGAAAAGTAACTGGATTACTCGGAGGACTAATAAAAAAACCAGACACAAAACCATCTGGTATATCTTCATTATATATTGGTGAAATTGCTGATATTTCAAATCTATAACCACCAGCAGTTTCAGCAGCAATATCAGAAGTCATAAACATTACCCTTTCAACACTTCCATTAAAATTTGCTATCGTAAATGGCGATGCTATAGAATTATTACCAGAAGGATTATTACTAGAATTAGGATACAATGGATTAAAATATATATCAGTTCCAGTTACTTGTGTTTGATATGTTTGTACAAATTTTCCTTTACAGTATGCATCATTAGAAGTGTAACTTCCATCTATATCTAAACTTCCCGCTGTACTTAATTTCGCAACAACATCTGGAGACGCTCCATTATAACCATTTTTAATAAATACAAAAGAATCGTTTAGACCTGGAAAAATAGTATCTGCATATAAATTTCCAATTGACCATTTATCTGTACTTGGAGAACTATCATAACGAGAAAAAGTTACCAAACTATTTCTTGGCCCACTATCACCACCTCCAAATGCTTTGTTAGCTGCAACAACTATTTGTGTTGATCCTTGAACATTTGTTGACTGAAAATAAGCTGGAGTAGCTGATGAAGGCCCTGTTGAAGATGTTCTAACATCTAATTTATATAATGGAGCTATAGCTCCTAAACCACAAAAGCCTTCACTTGATATTACTAAATTACTTTCAGACAATGTTGAACTTGGACCCATGTATGTAAAACTAGTACTTAATCCAACATAAGCTGTAGCTGTTGAAGTTCTATAGCTACTTACACATCTGCTAAGATTAGTCTGAAATCTAGCCACTTCACCAGCAGTTCCACTTACATGAAATGTATAAGCTGGAATAGAATGACCTATACCTACTTTAGGAGCAGTTAAACTATTATCTACATAAACTGCATTATAACCTATATTTATATCACCCAAATTATTATAATTTAATAATAGAGTTTCATCATTAGCGCTTGTTTTTATTTCAGTATTATATGGATCAAAAAGTATAGCATTGCCTGAATTTTGAAACTGAATCGATGCTCCACTTACTAAAAATTTATTATTTAAAACTCCAGTAGAATCAGTGATTCCAAAATTACCACTCTGATCTACTACGAACAAATTACTAAATGTTGAACCACCATTTACAGATGATTCTAAATATAATTTAATATCATTTGGTTTTTTACTGAATTGATAGTATGTATTTGGATCACTTAATGAAAAACCTATTTTTCTTCCAGAATTTGGAGTACTTAGTCTAATTTGACCAGAACCATTTGTAGAAGCAGTATTATCTACAACATCTAATGAAACAAATGGAGTTCTATCATTAATACCAACAAAACCATTCGATCCACTAATTGATAATCCATAATTACCATTATTTTCAAAAATAGTTAAACCTTGACTATTTTGAGCATAAAAACCAGTAAATCCTTTGCTTAATTCATCTCTTGTTATTTTATTGTCTTGTGAAGAATCGCTATTAGATACCAAAAATATATCAGTAGCCGCAACATTTACGCCTAATTTATCAGATAATGATGATAGTGGTATTCCCATATTAATTGTTTAAATAACCTTTATAATTAAGTTTTACACTTAAAACGTCGTCAGCACTTGAATTAAATTCTTGAGATATTAGTTTCACATTAGTAAACGATTGATTAAACATATTTATTCCAACTAATTTCTTATATAACAATAAATCAGATCCGCCATTAACTGTTAAATTCTGCCCAGAAACTAAAAGAACTTCATCTGCAAAAACTGTTCCATTGATACTTATTGAAAAACTAGCGTCATCATCATTATTTAATTGAGTGTATAATTTTCTAGCTTGGTAATCATCCACCTCTAAATTAAAAGAAGCATCTATTTCAATAGGCAATTCTAATAATATTTCATTTGGTACATAAGCATAATTTGCTGTAGGTCCAGAAGGACCAGAACCTCCTGAAGAAAGCCCAGATGGTTGAAGAAGATAAATTGGTTTTTTAGGGCAAGTTATAGAATAACTAAATTGTGTTATTCTATTTGTAGATGAACCGCTACATGATAATGTTATATCTTTTACTTGAGGAACGCTAATATATGGTGCTACAAAATTTCCTGAAGCAGAAGTATTACTTCCTATATCACCAAAAACTTGAATATCTATAGAAGTTTGAGGAATTTCTCCAACAGAACAATCTAAACTAAATCCATTTAAACAGCCAGTTAAAAAACCAAATGATTTACCAAAATAATTTATACTTGCGGCAAAAGTTCTAGCTTGTCTAGAAGGATTCTCTCCAGTAAAAGGCAAAAATGGCTCATTATATAATAAATATTTATTTACTTTAAATTGAGCGGTTGGAACTTCTGCCATTATTTGCTTATTATAACCAACGCCAATTGTATTTATTGGCGCATAATTAAGATTATAACTACCATTAACAGATAATATTCCAGAAATAGCTGCGCCATTTAAATAAAATGTATTTTCGTAATTTAGCGTTGCGTTTTTCATATTATCCTTGGCGTGTTCCTGCTAAACTTCCACCGAATCTTTGTTCATTTTTAATGGCATCTAATACTACAGCATAAACTTTACTATTCAAATTCTTAGATAATGCAACATCTTGTTGAGCGTAGCTTGTAGAATTAGATCCAACTTCTATTGTTCCATCTCTACTAACATTAGTATTGAAGTTAAATGAGTTAGTAGCATTTGTAGTATTAACAACATTAGAATTACTATTTGATACTGGTGACATACCTCCAGATTGCATACCAACACCATATCTCTTAACTATAGGAGTATTATATAATCCACCTTCCATATAACCTGGAATTGTATCAGATAAACGAGATCCAATTAATCCACCAGTTTGTTTACCAAATGGATTCATTTTTTGATACCAAGGTGATTGACCATAAGCAGTTGGACCAGAGAAGAAACTCTTTACTCCACTATAACTGCTTCCTCCAGTATAAGCTCCTGAGTATGGACTTATTAAACCTTTATCTATGAAAGGCTTAATAGAAGCTGATTCAGCTTTTGTTAAATTTGCTCCACTAGTTAATTTACCAGATAAAGCTTGCGCTTGTTTAGATTGAGCATTTTGTGTGATGTTTGACATTCCTTGCGCCAAACCAATAGATGCTACAGCAGCAACTAAAGATCCAATCATACCTGCTCTTTGTTGTTTTCTTGCAAAAGCTTTTCTTCTACGTTCTTCAGCGGCTGCGACTTCAGCATCTCTTAATTCACCATATAACTTGCTATTTTCCATTCCATAACTAGTCATATTAGATTCCATTGATTTGAGATCTATAAATTCATTACTAAATGAACCTCCAGAAGCAAAACGAGGAGCCATAGCAAAATTTAATTGATCAAGTGAAGCTGGACCACCCATTGCCATTACTGCTCTTCTATTCAAGACGTATTCCCCATTTTCAAGCAATGCTGGATATTTATCTCCAGTTCCTGAACCAGAAACGTACATACCAGATTGAGCGCGAATTACGCCTCCTTTTTGTTGTTTTCTTATAGATCCACTTAAATCAACTCCATATCCTTGAACAAGACTAGGAGCAAACGATCCCATGATTTGATAAATACTAGATCTTAACATCATAGTACTTAGTTCATCAAGAAATTTAGCGGCTATGCCCATTAATGCTTGACCTAAATTATCTGATTCTCTAATCGCAGCTTTTATGCCATCTACTAAGCCATCAGCAAACATTTTTGGTATTTGTCTTCCTATTGTTCCAATCAACGCTTCGCCTTCATTAGCAAGATCTCTAAATCCAGCTTTGAATTGAAACATAAAGTTTGAAGATAAATTTATTTCTTCAAAAGCTGCTTTTAATTGCGCGGCAGCTTCTTCTAAATCACTAGCAGCGTCTTTTGAATTTTTTCTTAATTCTTCTGAAGCCGCATCAATTGCTTCTACGAATGTTTTTTGACTATCAACTAGTTTTAATGGATCTAAAGTTCCAAAAGTTCTTTGTGCAAAACCCCTCATTTGAGCCAAAGCTTTTTGAGGATCTTTTAAATCAAGAGATTCTCTAGTTTTAGCTAAATCTATTTTTTGTGCATCACTTAAACCTTCAACATTAGTTGTTATTACTTTAGATATTGAATCTAAATCTTTTATAGAACGAGATGCTCCTATATCAGACATAGCTATTTTATACTGATAAGAAGCCATTTCTCTTTTTCCATAAAGTTGTTCTGTTACATATCCTTCTGTTTTTGATTTAACTTGTCTTAATCTTTTTTCTTGATTTAATAATCTACTTTCGTCTTGTATTCTTGTATTTAAATATATTATAGATTTTTTTAATTGAAAATTTAAATCGGCTACAGCTTCAGCATTTTTTGTTGTTATTATTTCTTCAGCTTTTTTCAAAGCAAAATACATAGAAAGTTCTGAGAATAATTTATTAAAAGCCGCTGGATCTGCTAAAGTTTTTACTAAAACACTTCCAGTTTCTTTTCCTTTTTTTAATGTAGCAATTAATACTTCTTTTTGATCTTTGGATAGCTCAGTTATTGAATTAATTGATTTTTCAAAATTTCCAACGAAATCAGGTATAAAACTAACATACATTCCACTTATACCCGCTTGAATTTTTTTCAACGATTCTGATTGAACATTTCTAAACATTGAGAAAAATTGTTCATTTTGCTGATAAACGGCTTTTTGAGTATCTGGATCTATAAGATCTAATTTTGTTAACGCAGATGTGTCTTTAGTTAACATTGATTTTAGCGATTGAACTATTTCTAATCCATATAAACCAGAAGTTGGACCTGTAGTTTTCATACCAACTTCTTTAGCTCTTTCTTTTGTCAATCCCACTAAATTAGCTGAAAAAGTTTCAATATTTAATGTTGCTTCTTTTTGTTTTAAAGTATATTCATTAAGAATGTTAGTCATTTTAACAACATCATTTCCAGCATCAGATAAAGCGTTTTTAAGATTAGAGTCTTTAATATTAGCAAAAGCTAACGAAGCTTCTTTTCCTAATTTATTTGCATCTTTAATATTTTCATTTGCAGCTATTTTTGATTTCGCTTGAATGTATTCAGAAGCGGCGTCAAAACTTTCTTTTTCTTTTATTTTCTTTTCTTCATATATTTTTGTCAAATCATCTAAATTTGTTTTTGAACTATTTATTGCAGTGATTAATCCAGTTAATCCTCCCAAAACTCCACCAATAACTGCTCCAGGCGCTCCACCAATCATTCCACCTATTTGTAATCCAGTAGAACCAGAAGCCAAAACATTACTAAAAGCAGATGATTTGAAACGTTCTTGTTCTGTAAGTTTTTCTCTTGATTTTCCACCTGTATAGAAACTTTCAATTTGACCAGCGAGCATATTACCAGCTATAGTGGTAAATGGATTTGCAGCAATTCTACCTAAACGTTTACTAACTGCTCCTATAATTGATTTTCCACCTCCACCAGAAGTATTTTGATTTGTTGCATTTGAAGCGGCGTTATTAACTGAATTTGAAACGTTAGCGCCTAAATTACTAGCACTAACTTTAATTTTTGACATACCAGAACTCAAAGCGGCTTTAGCTTGTTGCGAACCTTTTTCTATCGTATCCGCAAAAGCAGCCGCGAAAACACCTATATAATCGTAAGCATATTTCATTTTTTTAACAACGTTTTTAGCAATTTTTTCCGCTTCAGCTTGTAGAATAGCAGGATCAAATCCAGATTGTGCATTTTGAGATTGGCTTTGGGTTTGATTTCTCGCCATTTTTCTTCTAGCTGATCTACTATTTCCAAAATTTGGAATAAATCCTCCATGCATCAATCCAGCGGCTTTTTGCCCTCTCATTGAATCACTCAATGCGTTACCTAAACCACCGTGATCAGCTATTGCGGAACTAAATGTTGGTTGACTGCTGTTTCTAATATGAGGGAAAGGTTTTGTATCGAAGATAGCTTTGTTGCCGCTCATGCTTTCTTCTAAGCCCATTACTGCTTGTTTATAAGCGAAATTAGGAATAAAGCCTTCACTCAAACCAAACATTCCTTGATCATTAGGATAAGTCTTAGCAAATTCTGCACCTAATTTACTAAATACATTTGGATCGTTTAAATTTAAATTTCTTTTCTTTGCTGTTTCTATTAGCCAATTTTTCTGAAAAGAGTTTCTTCCTTTTATAAAATTAAAATTAGGAAGAAATCCTTTAGCAAATTGCGCGAATCCACCTTTTCTTTCAGAATTTATAAATCTATTTAATACGTTTGGACCGTTTGAACCGTTTAACTTTGATAAATCTGTTTTTGGACTTGATAAAAATCTTAGTTCACCAGAACTTAAATTACGACCGATAGAAGACTCAATATCTTTTATCAACTTCATTAAGTCGCCAGAATAATGAACTGAATTTTTAGTCAAAGTGTCTACATCTATAAAATCAGCAAAATTAGGAACAAAACCTTTAGAAAGAAAAGATATTTCTTTTGCAAAATCAGTTCCTTCGAAACCCTTTTTATCAGAAAAAGATTGAAAATTCATGGCAATACCTTTACCTGAACCAAAACTACCCCAAGTAGAATGCTCCATCATGAGCTGTTTCAAAGCTTCTTGCCCGTATTTATTCGTAAATTTTCTGATGGATTCTGCGCTAAAGATTCTTGAATTCTTTATTGTTTTTGATCCTACTTTTCCTTCATCTGAAAAACTACTATCTTGTCTTCCTCTTGCAAAATATTTAGCAATATCTTCATCCATAGAAGCGGAAACAAAAGGCAATAATTTCTTTTCACTTACATGATCATTAGCAATCTCATTTATATCTGTATTGCGAAAATAATCAAAAGAATTTTTTGCTTGAGAATAATTATTTGATTGTTCAAAAATATCGCGCCCAAATTGACCAGAATATCTTCCGCCTCTATTTTTAACTCCTCTAAAGAGAGTTGTTTTGCTTCCAAAAACATTTTTATTTTTTACGTCTGGAGTAGATTCTAAATTAAATCTTATTAAATCTCTTATCATTTCTGATCTACTTGCAAAATTAGGAATAAAACCTTTAGAATATGAGTTTTTCTTTACTTCGTATCTTCTTAATAAACCATCAGTAACTTTTGTAAGTTTTGCGCTTATTGATGGATCAACATTTGAATACTTATCTTTAACAATTGATGCAGCGGCCATTTCAAATTCGCTGAAATTTGCACCAGCATTTCTACCAGTAGGATCAGTAAATTTTGGTCTATTTGAAACAGCAATCATCGAACTAACTTTCTTAGCTAATACTGGATTTTCTTTTTCGAGATTTGCAAGTTTTTTATTCATGAATCCAGTGACTGATCCAGAAACATTTTTGAAATCTTGTTTCAACTCAAGCATACTATATGAACCATCAGCAATTCTATATAATAAATCAAAATCATTCTCATTTGCTATATCGCTTACAGGTTTATTTTTAAATCCAACTTCTGCTGGTCTTATTACTTTTTTTGAACCTAAAGCTATATTTAATGCAGATCTTACAAAATCTTCATGCAAGTAAGAAAGCATAGCGGAATTTCCTTTTTTTGCATATTCGTGATCTAAACCTCTTCCATAAGTAGGAAAATCTCCCATCTTGAAAAGATCTGTATCACCAGAAGCGTTTTTATATTTACTAGAATATTTCTTGAACCAAGGAATACTTGCTGTACTCATTGGAGTAGCAAAATTAGGAATAAAACCAGAACCATATACTCTATCTTGAGCAAATTGCATCTTTATTTTTCTTCTTAAAATAGAATTAAAGTCCAATTCAGAAACTCCATTTAATAAAGTCTTTTTAGCTGTAGTGTTTAGACTAGAAATAGAAGAGGTTTTTATTTGGTTTGGAACATCTAAACCTTCACCAATAATTTCTGTGTATCTTGGACGAATAAATAAATCTCCTAAAAGATCTGGTTGAGAAATGATAGAGGTTTTATCATCAATTTTTAATCTTTTTGTTTTTGATCCTTGTTTTGGTGAATAAGCGTAATAATTCTGACCTATATGATTAATAACTTTACTGATATTTTCTGCGCTGGTATGCCCTAAACCAGAGTGTGCATCAGCAAAAGTATTCGATTGATATAGTTTTGGATTAAAATTTTTATTTATTGGTTTTTCTAAAACCTCTTTAAAATCTATAGGTTTATTGCGAGAAGGAGGAACTTTAATATCAAATCCAACAGATTGTTCAAATGCCCTACCTACTGAAAATTGAGATGGACTTTTTTTAACAAAATTAGGTATAAATCCATTAAACATATATGGATCAACACCTGTTCTATTTATAGAATTCTGTCTATGTGCGCGACCAGCTTTTGATCCAGCAGGAGGATTAATAAAAGGTTGAGCAAAACCGGGAATATATTTTATATCTTCAGCAGTATTCATTACTCCACCAACAGGAGAAGAAACAACTCTACCGGGAGTGTAGCCACCAGCTTGTGCGCCAACTACTTCAGCCATTCTTGTTGCAGTAGGAATGTATCCACCTGCGCGTGTGACTTGCAAGCCTCCAGATCCTTTTACTCTTACTCCTTGAGTAGCTAATTGAGCGGCTAATTGTTTAGCAAGTGTAGACTGCATTTGATATTCTGCTGTCTGTTGTCTAGCTATCTGAAGTAGCAATTGCGCTTGCGCTGCTTGATTGCCCATTAGACCAGAAAGAGCTTGCGAAGCTGGCCCTTGTTGCTGCATGATTTGCAAAATAGATTGTTCAATATTTTTTCTATTTTGCGTTTCGGTAGTTATACCAGCGATCTGAGGCAAAGCCTGACTAAGATAAGTAAAAGAATTTTGTATTAATTTAAAAAGAGTAAAAAATGCAGCAATAGCACCGGGACCAGCTATTACATTTCTAATTCCTTTTAAGAAACCATTAGCAAATAAAGCTCCAGCATCATCACCTTCCAACAAAGTGTTTAATCCTTCAATAAAACTCTTTAATTGTTCTGTTCCATATTTAGCTAATGGTTCAAATGTTACTTTACCAATATTATTAGCTAGTTGTTGTGTAGATACGGCGGTTTGTTTTAATAATGCATCAAGAGTTTGATTCAATTTTGCAGTAGCCACTTCGGCTTCATTTGTTGCTGAAACTCCTCTTTGTAAGGCTCCAGCATACACGCCTTGTGATTTATTTAAATCGTTAACAATTGCTTTTAAGATGTTGACTTGATAAACACCCGCAACTTGTTCAGATAATTGCGCTCTTTGAGCATCAGCCAATCCTCTATAAGCTCCAGCAAAGTTTTGTAATATCTGAACGGCTGGTAAAATATTTCCTTCAACATCTCTAACCGCTATATTAAAAGCCTCCAACTGATCTAAAGTTTCAGTACGTTGTAAACGAGTAAAAATTGTTTTTAATGCGTTACCGATTACTGCACCACCTCTTGCAGTGCTTTGTTGTGCGGAGGTTACCAATGCGTTTAACTGATCAAGACTGACTCCAGCTTCTTGCGCTGCTTGACCTGTACGAGACAAAGCTTCAGCTAAATCTCCTGCGCCTACGGCATAGTCTTGTTCAACAGCAACAAGCTTATTTAATATTTGAGTGGTAGTGATTCCAGTTGCGGCAAAACCGTTTACAGTTGAAGTCAAAGCATCAACAGCATTTGCAGTACCAATTCCAGCTAATCTTGTTAACGTAAGAGCGTCTTTTGTTCTTTGTAGAGTTTCTTCAGCTTTTAAACCTTGACGAGAAAATTCTAAAGCCGCTTTAGAAGCATCATCAAAAGAAGAAGCTGTTTGTTTGCTTACAGTAAATAAATCTGTGCTAAATTTTTGTAACTGAGAAGTAGTAAGACCGAATACGCGATTAATATCAGCAAGATTTTTTTCTACATCTATAGTAACATTCGCCAACTCTTTAAAACTGCGAATAACACCACCAAGTACGGCAGTAGAAGCTCCGAACGCAATAACGCGAGCATTGGAAGCGGCGAGTGCTGCTTCAAAATCCTTCACATCACCAGTCATTCTGCCAAGTGGCTGAGAAAAAGCTCGTTGATTAACTGTCAAATTAAGCTGATTATTCTGGGCGAATCTTTGATTATACGCTTGAACACCAGCTTGAATAGAAGCTGTTAATGCTGCTTGATTGGCGGCGACATTAATTTGAACTGCCATATTTCTTATTTACACGTTAAATTATTAATTATCCGAATATTTTCATCATATCATCCATACTCAATGAACCGCCTTTCTTCTTTGCCTCATCAGCCAAAGAAAGAGTTTTTTGACCTTTAGCTTTTAAACCTATATACTCAAGATCTTCAGATGTTGCGCCAACAATAGAAGTTGCTTGATTTTCTTTATTGTTTTTATTTTCTATAGCTTTTTTAGCGTTTTCATTCGCATTAACATAATCAATAATCTTGTCAGGATCATTTTTAATTTCTTGAGGCATTTTATCGTTCTGCTGAAATACATTCTTAAAAAATCTAGCATAAATAAGTAATTTTACTTGATTATAAGTAAGTTCACATACTGATTTACCAAAGAATTCAGTAGGATTTTCTGCAAAAGGCATGTATAAATTAAAAAAATCTTGTAAAACTAAATATTGAATCGTGCTATCATTTATATTTTTATATACTTCTGAATATTGTTTTATGATGCAAGTTAGAGTTTCCGAGTCAATATTATCAAATTGATCTTCTTCAAAAGCGACTATACTTAGTTTTTTATCTTTATATAAACACTTAAGAATATAAAAATCATTAACCCTCTCTTCAGCATAGCTTTCGGCAGTTCTATTAAAAAAAGCTGCTTTTGTATTTTTTAAATCGTATAATCGTTTTTGCGCCGACTCTATATCATCATTTATTCTTAATATTTCTGATTTTAAGAATAAAGTTTTTTTCTGCTTTTGAAAGTTTTCTATTAAATCTTCTTCTTGTTTAATTAAAGATTCCTGTCGATTAGTCCATTGTTTTTCTTCGATAAGACGTTTTAAAGTTTCGTCATTTGTTGGAACCCCTCTACTTTTCGCTTCGTCAAAATAATGATCGTAGATTTGATCGATATCCACCTGATCTTCTAAAGACAAATGCTTTAAATAAAAAAGATTCTCTAAAACTTTTATTTCAGAGAATCCATTTTTAATATCCCGAAAAGCTTTTTTATATTTATTCTGTTGGGATTGTTCCATCTATTTCTCCAATAATTCTATCGAATTCTTCCTTTTCAGTATTACTTGTAAAGAACCAATAACTAATTATACTCGCCAACTTGCTATAGCACTTTTCATAAATTTCATTCTTGTTTTCCTCATAATCAAACATTGCAGCTTCTTTAACTTCAAATGTCTTACCGGGAAACAACCATTCAAATTCCGCGTTTTTCTTACTATTATCTTTAAATTGAGTAAGATTTAGAACGTACCATAGAATCGCTCTATTTTGAGCTTTAATATCGGCAGTGTGATTAAACAAAGTCATGTAACTTGTTTCTTTTTCGATCAATGTCTTGCGACGTTGGAGAATTTCTGAAGTTACGGTTTCAATCTTCTTCTTATAATCTTCATCCCGTTCTGATTCGGGCTTTAGATTTAGAATAGTTAGTCTGCTTTGTAGATCTCCAATTTCTCCAGCGGCAGAAACCATGATTTTCGCATCATTGTCGCTGATTAAACCACCAGTGTCGCTATATTTATTTAGCAACATGGCCTTTGTTAAAATTCCATTTCGGATACATCGGCTCATTTCAATACTGAATTCCATATCAGCTTCTTGCATCTGCTTTCTATTAGGCTGCAAGATATTTATCTCTACTGGAATTTGCTTCTTAACCTTTTCCTTATAAGTGCGCGTAACTTGCTCACCTTGTTCATTTGTTACCGTTTCAGTCTTATCTTCTTCGACCTCGGCATTTTTGAAAATATTGAAACTATACAGAGACTTTGACATAATTTATTTATATTAATATATATTCTATAGTTTTTCAACCAGTGTAAAGATATATATGGCTACTAATCTTATATCCGCTTCAGAAAGAACTGCGCTTAACGCAGTTATTGATGATGTACATGAGACTTTTGCTCGCGAAATCACCGTTTTTAAAGAAGCTTCTCAGATTGTAATTATTACTGATCCTAACTTTAATCCATTATATAACACTGCTGGTCAAACCACTTCATATGTAAATACACCTGTTTACAAGACATTTAAAGTTAGAATTCAATATAATGATGATATTGGTAAAAAATATTGGAGCGAATCAGGATTAGCTTCTCAGATTAAATTAGAAGCGGTTGTTGGCTCTGTTAGAATTAAGATAAGAGCAGAAGATTATGAATATATAAAAGATGGTCGCCGCTTTGATTTAGACGGTAAGCGTTTCGTTTTAAATTCTACTTTTAGACCACATGGTTTATTCGACAATCAATTTTATACATTATACCTCAAGCCCGATCCATAAGATATGAATCCCGAATGGATAAAAATGTTCCAAGATTTGCAAGCTGACAAAGGATATCAAAAAGAAATAAACAGAATAATTGATCAACAATTTAATAAAATAAAAAATGAATTCATTAACGAATTCATGAATCATCCTATTACGCAAGAAATCCAAGGCGGCATAAGCGCTACAAATTCATCAGGAACTCTTAATGGTATTACAAATTTATATTCTTTTATAGGATTTGATGAAGGGACTGATCCCATCAGACCAATAGAAGAATTATTAAAAAAATCAAATTATAGAGTTTTATTTAACAACAGATCTGCCGAGGCTACAGTTATTTTCGATATACCAACTGCCGCCCAAATATTTGAAATAACACCTATGCCTTGGGCAATTGGAAGAAGTTGGGCAAGAGGAATAGAAACAGGTATTTCTGGTCTTGGATATTATCTTAAAAAAACTAAAAACAGTCGTTCTGGTTTGGGCGTACAATCCACAAGTCAACAAGTCAGATCTGGAGTTATGTTTAAAAATTCTAAATATATATCTGATTTAATTAATAGATTCAATAAACAATTAAAAGAGTTAAATAAATTAAGCATATGAAACCCACTTTTTCACACAATGTAGTAAATAGTTTCTTTTTATGGTTCGATAATTTTTTAATGACCAAGGGAGACGCTTATAAAACATATACAACAAAACTATACAGTAATCCTGATTTCAGATTAGGCAATGGTAAAGTTGCTTATAGTTCTCCATATAAACAATGGGTATATGATAAAAGTATAACTGGTGCCACAATTCCAAGTGGATTTACAATCAATGGAAGCTTCGTGCCAACTGGAACAAGCGGAATGGCTATAGACTTTGATAATGGTCGTATAATTTTTAATAGCGGCGTTTCTACTAACTTAAATATTTCTGGAACATATTCTGTAAAAGAAGTTAATAGTTATGTAACTGATCAGCCCGAAGATAATTTAATTATTGAAGGCAAATATATAAATAACAGTAGATTTACTGTTACTGAAACAGGCATACCTCCTTATAATCCTGTAACTCCTTGTATATTTGCATCTTTAGAAACTGCTCACAATACAGCTTTTGCATTCGGAGGAGAAGATGAAACTAAATGTATTATTAAAGTCGTAGCATTTTGCGAAAATCTATATCAATTAGATGGCTTATTAAGTGTTTTTGGTGATTCTTATAATGAAATTTTTAGTCTTATACCAATGACGGCGCATCCTCTTGGAGAATTTAATGAAATAAAAACAGGCGTATATCCTACTGGATATAATTATAATTCTGTAAGCAATGCTTATAACTCCGAAACGCTTTTTATATCACATGTAGAAACTTCAAAAATAAGAGATAGCGTTTTGAAAGAATTGAATCCTATATTACACATAGGATTTTTAGATTTTGAAGTTAAAGCTTATCGATATCCTAGATTATAATTTCACAAATAATAACAACCGCTGTAAAAAATATTAACATTTTAAAAACAAACAAATAAAAACATATGGCAAGAAATCGTGTAATTTACCAAAGTCAAGCTTTATTTATCGCTCCTAGTTCTACTGGAGTTCAAGTTAGTGGTGTTGATACGGCTGGTACAGGCTTAGAAACATCACCATTCGCTCCTGAAAGTACTGGAGCTTTAGCCTCTGGCATCTCTCTTTTAAAAAAGATGGATCGCATTCAAAATTGTAATTTTAACTTTACAATTAATAGACAAGATATCAATGAATTCGGCAAACTCGCTCGTATCGATTCTATTGTAATGGAAGCTCCAACAGTTGGACTTGATTTCAGTTATTATGTAACTGATGGATATAACGAAAGACTACTTGGATTCAATATCACAGGCGTTACCGATACTAATATTGCTAATGGCGCTCAGGCTATTTCTGGATTACTAGCTGATCTACAAGGAAATAACTATTATATTTTAACTGTAGATGAAGGCGAAGATGTGGTTGGTGGAACTTTGGCTCCTTCTTCAACAATAGTTGGAATTGGAAATGGATTTATTAGCGAATACAGTTTTGAAGCTAGTGTTGGAGCTATTCCAACAGCTTCTGTAACAGTTGAAGCTTTTAATATTAAATCTGATGCAACTGAAATTCCAGTTACACTAACTTCTGCTGCCGCTCCAGCAGCAAGCGTAGTAGGAGCCAATATAGTAACAATAACAGGAAATAGTCCTGCCATCGATCTTTTCGCTCAACCAGCAACTAAGTTAACCAGTGTTGGCGCTGCTTATAAACTAGACTATAGCAGAGCTTT